CGGTGCTGATCTCCGGCTTTACGGTTCCTCGATTCCCGAACCAGATCAGGTCTGCTGCCGTGGCCACGGCCTGCCCGATGGAGCGCATCAGCCTGCGCGTTCACCATCATCTAGACAGGCCGGTGCTGATCTCCGGCTTGCCGATTTGGATCGCGTTCTTCCCCACTTAGCCGTGCACTAGCATAGGGGTACAACGTCGGCTATTCCATTAGCGCATCAGCCTGCGCATTCCGCCTAGATGATGGTCATCCGATATGTCCGCATGGCCCGCGTCGGATGAAGCGCAGGGTGTATATGAAACAGTTGGACGTAGTCTAAGCGGTTCAAATCCGCTTGGCAATGGATTTTGTTCGCTTGCTGATCGACAGCAGCGCGGCGGCTTCGGTGGCGGTTAGCATTACTGCGCCTTCACTTTCAGCTTGCACTCAAACACCTTGTCGCCAACGTAAAACGCACCGAGGCGTTCGCAATCGCGGGCGATGGTAGAGGGGGCTGAGGCGTAGCCAAGCACCGAGCCGATGGAAAAAATAAGAGCGGCAGAAAGAAAAGCAACTATTGAGTCCATCACCCCCCTCCCTTCCTGATTGCATCCGCGCAGCAAAATTGCGGGAATGTCGATGGACTGATGCCGGCCTTATGGCAGGTGTTTATATAGTGTGTCTGAGCAACGACAGCGCACCACTCCCGCTCGGCTGCGATGTTGGCATCCATCGCCGCCCGGTCATACAGCGGCTCCCAGCCTTCGCCGGGCGTGTAGCCTTCCATCGGCTTGATGACGCTCTCGCTGTCTCTATACTTGTAGAGAACGGGTTTCATGCTGCACCTCCTTCCGCCTCAGTGTCCTGTGGGATCGGGCCGTACCAGCGTGCGCCAGTCTGCCTCCAAACCATATAATTAATTTCACCGAACATCATTGCCCGCTGGTTGATTGAGTTAAGCCAAAAACCAGCGCATACTGGTTCGTCATGCCATGCGGGGGTGGGTGGGTGCAGGTAAAGGGGCTTCCAGTTTCGCTGATAAGCGTCCATCCACGACCCAGCGTTTTTGCGCGCACCGATTGGGAAGACATTCCCAAACTCATCCATCCAAGCAACTGGCTCAACCTGCTCCGGCTTCGCCAGTTCGGAGCGGATGGCACCCTCTAAATCCTCCTTGCCTGTCGTGTTTGCAACAATGACTTCAAGCGCCTGCTCCAGCAGGGCGCGGGTGTTATCTGTGGTCACGGTGCTCCTTCAATCAGAATACACAGGAGCGCAAGGACTATGATCACAAGGACAGCTATCCAAGACTTATTTGTCATTCTGCGCCCCCTTTCGCCTTGGCGATGGCTGCTTCCATTTCAAATACACGGTACTCAGACCACTGTGATTCAGGGTACTCGCTCTTGATTTCGGATGAGACGTATATCAACAGAGCCAGCAACTCGTCACGCTGGGCTTTTAGATCGGCCACCTCTGGCGCGTCGTGCCATGTGTGGGTGGGCGGCTTCGCCAGTTCGGTGCGGAGTTCTTCGAGCGCCGAATCAATCTGGCCCATTGCTTCGTCGTCACTGTCGTTTGTGGCATCAGGGTAGGTATCCCCATACCACAGAAGGCCATTTTTCGCGGCTTCTAAAGCATCAAGCGCCTGCTCCAGCAGGGCGCGAATGTTGTCAGTCATCCCGCCCTCACTTTCGTCCCTTGCAACACAGCCATATCAGCAGCTTGATCGTGCGCGATTTCGATTTCGCCGGGGCTAAGTTTGCGGAACGTGACCCATTGGCCATCAGCGCCTTTGGTGTAGAGCCAGCCGTAGTCCTTGGCTCTTGCGTCAAGCTGGGCCGCGCAGTCCGGGTTTACTTGAAGCAGCGTCAGCCCGTTTGGCAACTGGTTGAATGGGTTGGTGTGATAGGTCATGCTGCACCGCCTTCCTTGGTGCTGTGAAAGGCTTCAGCAGATTCCACGCCATCTAGAAAACTTTGACGGCTTAACCGATTCCTTTCGGAATTTGCCACTAACCACAGTGCGTTTTTTTGTGCGTCTGACATTGGCTTGCGCTCAGCCACCTCGGGCGCGTCGTGCCATGCTGGGGTGGGCGGCTTCGCCAGTTCGGCGCGCAGCCGATCAACCTCGTTTTGCAGCGCCGCCTCACGCCTGCACGCCAGTTGATACGCCTTGAAACTTTCGCAGGCGTCGTAGGGATTTGGCTGCTCTGGCGCAGTTGCCGGCGCTTTAGGGGCGGCAGACAGCAAGTCCTGCACCAGCATTCGCAGTACGTTTTCAGGGTTCCTTGATGTGCTTGTCGTGATGGCGGAATATCCGTTCGGAGCGACTACGCGGATCGTCTTGAACAGATCATCTTTTGCGTCCACGCGCCAACCTTCAGGGAGGCTGGAGACTGGCGCAGTTGCTGGCGCTGCCAGTGCGGCTTCCACTTCCTCGATAAGCTCGCGCAAGTCCTCGTTGCGCTGCATCACAGAACTGATTCGGTCGGCATGATCTTGATTGGTTTCATTCCGCTTGCGCCTGTCACACTCGTTTTCAACAAGCCGACGATCATTCAGGTATCGAAGCGCCTGCTCCAGCAGGGCGCGGTCAATGGTGATGGTGGTCACGGTGTTCCATCCAATTTACTTACGACCCACGACGTGACAATCATCGTCGTGACGAACACGAAGACGCACCACATCGTCCAGCCGATGAACTCGACAGCCCGGTCAATTCCACTGCGCATGTCGGCGTGCGGGCTCGACCCGTCCGAGTTCTCGGTCACGAGATTGCCGCAGTCACAGCACCACGGGTGCCGACCCTGATTGCATGATCCAGTTCCTTCGCAGGTCATGATTCCTCCCTTTCCAGGCGTTCGTCCATGTCACGGTCAGCGCGATCGTTCAGGCGCTCTTCAGCCCAGGCATCGACCGCGTCCTCGATCTCGTCGGACTCATAGCCACGATCCTCCATCGTGCGGCGGATGAAACGCTCAGTTGGCATAGCTACCTTCCTTCCAGTGCAGTCCGAACACACTTGGGAAAAACTCTCCCTGGTCCGTCCAGACGCGCCCTGTGCTGCTCGGCTTATGCGGTGGCGTTCCGCCTTGGAGCGTGTGCGCCTCCCCTCGAAAATCGAGGACCGTCATGCCCTCATCAACATCCTGACCAGCAGCGGTCACAAGGCGCCAGTTGTCTTTCGCGATCATTTGTGGCTGTCCTCCATTAGTTTTTTGAACACGAGTGCGTCTTCCTTTTGCGCAAAGTCGGCAACCCAAGTTTCTAAGCCGCACTTCGTAGTCTCGTAGAGAGTCCAGCAGTCAGCTTTGCTTTCCAGACAATGGATATAAATTCCGTCTATGTTGGCGCGGGATCGCACTTCATAGGTGAAGACCGGCCCCACCCACTCAGTCCACCTACGGTCAAGTTCGGCGACGTACTCGTCATTGGTTGGCAAGCCGTCAAGCTCGTAAAGCCACGCACCCATCGGCTCCGCGAACTCGTAGGCATACACGCCAGGGCACCCAGTATCTGCGTGACCTCGATCCAGAAACCACTGCTCCTGAATCTCTGCAAGAGAGGCGATTTCAGCCATCGTCTCAACCTGCCCGCCGTCGGACAACATGCATTTGCCGGGCGTTTTCTTCTCAGCTTCTGTATAGCCCTTAGCCAAATAGATGGCGGTCATGGCAACTTCAGTTACATCAGGTGTCATGGTTCTTCTCCTATGGATTCAAGCCAATCCCGCGCCGCCGACTCAGCCGCGAGCATTCTCTCCGAAGGCTTTTACATCGGAGCTTGGGTAGTTAGGCAGGGTCATCGGGCACCTCCACGTGAACTCCAGGCTTCACCTCCTGGAAGTAATCCAAGGCGTCCTGCACCGTTGAATGCAGCTGTGACAGCTCCGACTCTTCCGAAGGGAAGACGGATTGGTAAAAGTCGCCGGTCCGTTCAACGCAGTAGACCTCTGAGGCAAGCTCATCGGGCACCTCCACGAATTCTCCCAGCTTGGACGACACGTAGCAGCGGGCCTTGGCGATTAGCTCGGTTTCGCCCATTACCTCTTGGTGATCGTCACCGTCAGTGACCCACGCGCCCCAATTAGGCACCTCCCATTCTGGATGGAAGGTGGCGCCGATCCTCGCCCCCGAGAAGATAGGCCCGCCTTGGGACCAGTCGGTTGTGGGGGAGTAGGTGCAGCCGTTCAGCGTGGCGACGGCAACTTCTTTGGTGTATCGGGCGATTTTGAATTGCACCGAGCCGTCATTCGGGAAAGCATACCAATCGCCCATCCAGACCCCGCCCTCGATGGTTGCCACCATCCAGTTCAACTGGTTCTTGGTGGCTTCACTGACTTTGATTTTCATGTCGTCTCCTCCGGGATTTCGACTTCCTCGCCCAACTCGGACATCACGACGCAACGCAAGCCGGCGATGAGCGGCGTTAGTCCGAATACATAGAAATGGCCGCGATGCTCGGCGGGAGAGATGAATACTCCCCGTTTACCAATGCAGGCTTTCTGTGTGAAGAAGTTGGTCATGTAAATTCCTGGCCAACTATCACCGGCGGGGGTATGAGACGAACAGAACCAGACCCTCTGCAAAAATCCACGATCGTGAAGGGCCTTGGGAAATACAGCTCTGCAAAGGCAAGGCCTTCATCGAGCGCGGTTTCTGGCGTCGCTTCGTAGGGGCCAATCCAGAGGGCATCTTTGCCGCGACACATGATGCGGATCACGTAGTCGACGGGGACGCTCATTGATCACCTCCGTCAATCTCCTCCTCTTCGATCGAATCGTCCCGGCCGCAGTCGTTACAGAACCCATTGTCGTAGATCCCACCAAGCTCCCATTCCTGAGTCTCTTTGTTCCACGACACATAGGCATCTCGGCCTACGTTCTCACTACCGCAATGTTCGCAGACCATTCGTATTCTCACGTCGCTCATCGTTCATTCTCCAGACGTTGATGGGAGCCGTATTTCCAAACCGGCATAGGAGTGCACGCCAATGAACCTCGTACATGGCTTGAATGTGCCATTCGGCTCGGGCATAGCGTCTCTGCCGCTGCTTTTGCTTCCTTGATGGCATAGTCAAGCCCGTAGAGCCCCCAACAGGACTCAACTTCATTGTCTCCATCCATGATTCGGTAGCCGTAAACGTCCCCTTGCAGGTATTGACTGAACGTCTCAACTTCAGTGATCATCGTCCGCAACGCTTCTCGGCGAACAACTTTTTCGACTTGTCCAGGAAATTCCTGAATGGCGCGCTCGTAGGTACAAAACACGAACCCAGACTGACCACTGTCCCATGGACAATCGAATGGATTGCTTTCAGCGGCGTGGATCACGGCACTGCCGTGGACATAGGCGAAGACCGGCATACCGATCAATTTATAGGAAGTGATGCCTCTGCGGATGTCATCCATCTGCGCGTGTGTGACATGCCGAGTCCCGAGTGTGTATTGAAGAGACGTATAAACGATCTCGCCGACGTTGTCCCACTCAGCGGGTGACTGAGGATCACAGTCCTGCTCGATGAACACCCGCAGATGACCAACTTCAAACGACTTCAGGGGTGGCATTTTTCAGTTCCTTCCATCTTCCGCCGCTCGAACATTTCCACTTCTTGCCGTCAAACAAGTAGAACCACTCGGCACCGCATTCACGTCCTGCATCGAGAAACGATGTCAGATTGTCGTGTACCTGCGCATCAGTCTCTACTTCACCCCGATCACGGCCGTAGGCAACACACTGTCCGTTATCTGGGCGATCGAAGTCGGTACGTTCACCAAGTCGTTCGCCGAGAGATGACAAATCACCCAGGCTCATCAGCTTCTTGACAGCGTCATGCTGGTTATAGTGATTCAGCAGGAGTGGCCCATGATGCTCAGGATAACCATCCCAATGGACATAAATTGACAGGATCTGCCCGTCTGGCAGCTTCATACCAACACGTGAACGAGTAGCCATCATCTTCTCCTTGTGTTATTCGCGAGGCTCGTCAAGCGCTCGCTGCTTTAAAAAGCCGTTTAATTTGCTTGAGTTCACCTGATCAGCGACTCCAGTGCAGCCACAACACTCGGACCGGCCAGCAACGTGTTGAGGAATGAAAGCATTCCGGACTTGTCCGTGGGCACATCGATCTCAGCTGTGGTGATTTCTTTGCGGTGCCAGCCCACAATCCCCAACCGCTTACGTTCAGCGGCTGCGTCAGCCTGAGTGCCGACGAATTTGGCCGAAGCCATGAGTTCGGAATCTGCCGTGTTTGTATAGACGAGGTATGTCTTCATTTTGCTTCCTTGGATGTCGTGTAAAGATGATCGAGCTGAACCAACAACTCGTCCGGAGAAAGTCCGGGACGGGACGACATGACCCAGGCCAAGACCTCGTTGTCTTCTTTCCCGTTCCAGACTTTGCGGTACGTGCCTTCCTGATAGCCATGGTCCTGGCGGAACAGATTCAGCACGTTTTTGGCGATGTACATCTTGTGGAGTTCATCGCCAGATAAGTTCAGCTGTTCGGCCAAGGCCGTGAAACGCGTCGGCAGCGACAGTGTGTGCGTCGTGGCATTCACAGCCAGCATTTCCAGGTTCGTCGGAATCGGCTGCGTGCGAAAATACTGCAGCGACATGGATTGGAGATGACTGAACAGTCGCTGTGACGCGTCATTGACAGAGCCATAGTCCTGCAGATACTGGCTCAGGATGAAGTGCCAGATATCTACCAACTCGAGTTTTGTCTGGACAAGATCGGGCTCTTGTTTCTTCCACCACTTCCAGCCGTAATGCTCGAGGGCTTCAGCCGCTTCGACCATGATGGCGCGGTGCCACGGGAAACCGGCGGAGCGCCAGGTCGGATGAACGATGCAGTTCAGGCGATCTTGCAGTTCAGCCTGCACGCGAATTTTTTCGAGGGATAACATTGAGCTTCTCTTCCTTTTCCTTGTCACGTTTCGGGAGTGGGTGCCAGCCGGTGTAGAACCCGTTATTGCTCCATTGACCGACGGTACAGATACCGCCGATCGTCAGGAGAAGAACTTTTGCACTGGGTGGCGGTTCTTCATCCCCAGCACCCGGGTAATAGAACTGCGCGCCGCCGGCGATGTATTCAGGGTTTGTCACAGGTCGTCCTTGTGACGGAGGCCGAGGTACACCGGATGCCGGGGCTTGTCCTTGACGCCGACCGGGAAATACTTGTATTTCACGATCATGCCGCGACGGTCGCTCAGCCAGAATTGCTGCTTATCCAGGTCCGTGAATCCGGTACCAATCTGGAACTCCACGCCTGTCTGAATGTCGCGCACCAGCAGAGCACCCATGCGCTGCTTACCGGTTTTGTTCTCCTGATGGCTGCTGCGTTTTGTGCGACCGAGCTCATTGGTCGTCGCTTCGTTACCGTTGTGCATCTCCTCGATGATTTCGAGGATCTCGGCCTCACTGTCGCAGAACCGCTTGAGCTTCAGAAGGTAGCCCTCCTTCACAGTGCTACGACCGAACTTGTACGGGCTGTCAATAGAACGAAGAATGACTCCTTCAAAGCCTAGACCGACAGTCTGTGCTTCGTAAGCCTGAAGTCCAGCTTCATCCGTGATCAGAGTCTGCGCAAGATAGTCGATCTTGACTGAACTGGTTAGATCGTCACGACCAAACCAAACGTTTATCAGATGGTCGTATCGATCGGCATACGGCCATCCATCCTGGTTGTGAAGATCAAAGACCCAGTATGTGGCTTGAGGTACGCCATCCCGGGACATCACGCCGCTCACTGTATCGCGATACACCATCGGGCTCGATGCAGGGCCGACGATCAATTCGCCGTCCAGGCCAGTCAGTTTGTGGTCCGAAAGGGCGTTATAGATGAACCGATTCGGAACTTCCTTGAGTGTGCGGGTCAGAAGTCGGCCGTCAACAACAGAAGCACGAATTCCATCGAGCTTTGGAGACGCATAGACAGGAAAGCGGAGCTTATCCAGATCGGCGTCTGTTGCCAACATTGGTTTGAAAAGGGTCATTTCTTCGAAGCTCCGTGACTTTGTGTGATGAGTTGAAGAGCGCGCGAGGCGACTTGATCGCCGGCCTGTGCAGCTCGAATGACGATAGCTTTAGCCACGGCAATATTTGTGTTCGTGCCTGCCGCCAAGGCTTCGACTTGCCAGTGGCATGCGTCCTGCACATAGACATGGCACAACTGCCAGCCTTGGCGTTCTGCATATTCTTTCTCTTCGTCGTTGAGCAAGTCGTACATGGCTTCGCGTGCTACACAGCTTGGTTCTTGGGCCAGCCGGCCCTCACAAAGTCCGCCACGACATTGGCAATCGCCGGCAGGTTACGGGTCTTCGTTTCTTCTGCCGGCAGATATTTCGCAAACTCCGGAAACATCTCGGCCAAAGCTTTGGTGGTCGTCGCGCTGGCTGCAGCCTGTTCAAGCTGGTTGCGAAGCCTGCTGAGCGCGAGACTTTGTTCTTTTTCCAGTTGTTTGAGCCGATCCATCGCCTGGATGTCTTCGGCGTGAAATGCAGCGTGTTTGCGAGGAAATGGTCCGTAACCATACCATTGACCAATGCATGCCCATTCAAGTTCGAACCAGTCAGGGTACTTGTCGTATACCGCGGCAATCTCCCACGGCATCATCGCGCGGCCGATCCGATTGGCTTCCCTTTGCATCTGGTCGATGTAGTCGACGCTCGGCACGTCATTCATGACACTGTTCACGAACGCGCTACGGATGGAATTGGTAAGTCTCACTGTGTTCTCCTGGTGATGAAATCTGCAAGTTGTTTACGCGAAATAAGCAGTTCGCGAAATATTGCTGCGGTGCACTTGTTTTCCCATGCGGCGGGCGTTGTCCACATCACGCCGCCTTCCTTACTCCCGACGATCACGGCCACATTGCGTCCCTCACAGTAGCGGGCACCGAGCCATTCCTTCTGGAGTTCTGACAGCCCGAACTCGATGAGCGTGTCGTCGCGCTTCGGAACTGTAATGAATTTGTATTCGGCCCAAAGGTCTCCCTTCGGGCCGCTGTACCAGACATCGGCGATACCGCCGTTGTACTGGTTGTGGTTCTTCATCCAGTAGAGTCCATCCGGCAGATGCCGGTGGACACTGGCGATGAAGGTATTCTCAGGACCCTTGGCCATTGATGTGAACGACTTCGATGTTGTTGCCGAAGACCTTCTTTAGCTCGGAAATGAGTTTTTCGTCGAACCGATCGAGCTCAGGTGCGGGCCTGAATCCGAACTCCGAGTCAACCAACTCCTTGATGAGATCGTTGATCGCGGAAACCGATTTCTTCGCATCGGTGGCGTGGGCCTTGGCTTCCCGGGCAAGCGTCGAAATGGTCTCGTCCTGCGCCTTGTTCGAGTGCGCCACTTCAGCGTCCATCAGCCGCTTCTCGACCAGGCGGATGTAGCCGCCGATGTCAGTCCAGCTGTCGATGTAGTTCGGATCGCCGTTCAGAATGCGGCCAATCTTGTGCGCCGTCATCTCGAGGGCTTCCTTCTGGTCGTCGGCCAGTGCTTTCCAGTTAGGCGTCGCCCACATGACCTCTTTCAGGCCCTGGGTGATCTCGGCATGGTTGGGAAATTCGCCATAGCGCTTGCCGCGCTCGGCCAGGGTGTTGTCAATAGAGGTCATTGCTTTACTTTCGCTTTCGTGAAAAGGGCAGCATGGATTTGCTGCAGGGTCATCGCCTGCTGAACGGCATCGCTCAGGGCGTTGTGCTTGGTGCCAGTAGGAGGCAGACGAATGTCTTTGGCGCCGGGCAAATTCTTGTAGGTACGGTAACACCGAGCGTTCCAGAATTTCCACGGTACTTCGACCTGGATCTGGCTGTAGGCATGTGCGAGCATCGGGATGTCGAAGTCGGCACCGTTACTCCAGACGAAGCAATCATCTGCACCAACCCAGTCGCTGAAGTCGATCAAGGCGTCCGACAGTGTTGTCTTCGCCTCGTGAAAGACATTCTGTGCGGCGGCTTCCTGCTTCAGCCACCATAAAAGCGTGTCTTCCTGGACACGACGCCCGTAGTCCAGATTGCTCTCGATAGAAATCGAGGCATAGAACCCGTTGTCGTCGATCTGAGTCGACATGAGGTCGAACTTCACCGCGCCGACGCTGAGGATGACCGACGAGGCCGTTGTACCCAGCGTTTCGAGGTCAACCATGATGTGTTTCATCCCTGCTCCTGAAAAATTCCGCCCGGCCTACCCGGGCGGTCATGTGCGGCCGGTGGTCAGACGACAGTCAGCGTGGCCAGTTGCGCTTCTAGCTTGGCCAGGCCCTTGTCGCGTGCCTCGTTGGCCTTGGCCAGCTTGGCAGCGGCGGCGTCGAGTGCCTTGGATGCGGCGGCAGCATTCTTGACAGCGGCCTTGTGGTCGCTGACGAACTTTGCGAACGTTGCGTTCACGACCTTCTTGGCGGCGGCCAGGTCGGCTTTCTTGGCCTTGATTTCAGCCTTGGACAGGGGAGTTTTGGTGCGTGCCATGGAATTTCTCCTTGAGTTGGCGGTTGTAATCAATCTCGTTGAGCCGAACTGCTCGCGAGATCAGCCGGTCGATCAGCGACCGCCGGCGGCGGGTGGCGGACTCGAGTTCGAGCGCCGCCAACACTTCTTCCTGCGTCAATTTGCCGAGCACCTTTTTCAAGCTCGGGTATGACGCCAGGGCCTGGTCGAGGTACCACTTGCGAACTGACACAGCTGCTCCTTATCGACGTGCGCCGACGGCAGGCTTGCGGGCCACCGGACGAGCACCGCGGGCAGGCGCCGGCGTGGCATAGCTGGACGTATCCGGCTCGGCCGACAACAGTTCCTTGGCTTCGGCCTGACGACCGAAGTGAACGCCCAGGTTCTCGTTCGGCGTCGGATCGCTGAACACGAGCGACGGAAAATCTTCGGATTCGTTGAAGCCCACTGAAACCACGACACCGACCGGCGGCGTGGAGAAGGTGCGCACCACGGAGCCGACGAAGCCGTCGAAGCCCTTGACAGCCGTCGGCGACACGCTGAGCAGCCACATCGGGGTGTCTTCGTCCGCGTCGGGCGGCAGAACGGCCAACAGACGCGTGTTCTTGCAGGCCTTACCCTTGCCGGCCGAGCCGAACTGGTTCATCGCGCAGCTGGCGCAGTCATCGGCCTGTTTGTTCGGGCTGTTCGCGCTGGGCACCATGGACTTGGGCTCCGGGTGAATCGCGAAACAGGCCGGCGAAGTAATGTTGTTCGGGTCGTAGGCGCCTTCGTAGTACTCATTGCGGCTGACGAAGTCAACCACAACCAGCTGCAGCGGGCCTTCATCCTTTTGGCCGTTGGGCAGCGCGAACTTCTTGTCCTGCGTCACCTTGATACGGATGCCGCTGGGCGGTGCCGTACGGCTGGCCATGGCCGCGGCCTGGGCCTTGAGTTGCTCCTGGATGGAGACGACGTTGCTGGCTTTCTTCACGGCGACAGCGGTGCCGGTTTTCTTGGCGGTGGCCATAGAGGGTCCTTTCAGGTGGAACGAACACGGAGGTTCAGGCGCTTTTTCACAAACGGCTGAACACCAGGCACTTTCTTGCCGGCATCCAGCAGCTCTCGATACGCAGGGTCAGAAACCCGGCGTTGGAGAAGATGGAAGAACTTGTTCTTCCGGATGTACTCATAGAAGCTGTCCCAGTCTTCGACAGAGGCCGTGACAGTCGAGGTGATGGACACGCTGGCCTTTGCGCCTGCGCTCTTGTCCACGCCGTTCTGTTCCATCGTCTCCATGAGGCGGGATTCGATGTCTGCGGCCTTTCCATCGATGTCTTTGATGGCGGCTTCCAGGTCACGCTTCTTCTCACGAAGATCGAACAGCGCATCAATGTCGCTGCCGATCGTCGGAGGTTTCTTAACGTGGGGCACTTTGTTCTCCTTTATGGTGCGTATCATACACCTAATCTTGGAAAGATAAACGACTATTTGGAATAGTTCGAGGCGAATCCGCCTTCGGCCGCTAAGGGGAGGTCAGGACACCACCAAGGCGACGTCGTCATGCATTGCATCATGTAGTCAAAGCACTTCTGGGCCTGTGCAGTCTTCGGATGAGCGACGACTTCATCGTGCGTCGTCATCACGACCGGATACTTCTTATCGATCTCCAGCAGCTGCTCCATCACAATGATCCGGGCCAAGGCCTGGACAATGTTTTCAGTTAGCAAGCCGCCGTAGATCTTCTTTCGCATATCTCCGCTCTGGTATGTCCATTCAGAGTAGCCGTTTTCGTTAATCCGTTCCTGAAGGTCTGGGTACTGAAGGTACAGTCCGTTCGGGAGCCGGATCCGCTCGTGTTCGATCGTGAGACACTTGTACTGGATTGGTTCACAGTCTGGATTCGCCATGATCGAAATCCAGTCCTTGCATGTCGCCCAGCCGTCTGCGATTTTGTAGTTCTCGCGACGGTACAGATTGACCACACGATGGGCTTCATTCATCGAGATGGCGATCTTCGGACCGCCCAATGCGCCCTTTGCCAGGGTGATTTGGAACTTCGCCGGCCCCATCTGGAACCCAAGGCCGAGTACGCAGACTTTGCCGACGTGGCGATCGTTCTTGTCTTCCTTCGTGATTGTGCGGCCGTAGACTTTCGTGGCGAACTCGCTGTAAATGTCCCGTTTATCACGGAACGCATCTAACAGTTCAGTCTGATCCCACAACCAGGCGTTCACGCGGGCCTCGATCTGGCCAGAATCAACTACAGCCAGCTGATGTCCTTCCGCGGCCAAGATCGAAAGCCGCAGTTCCCCACCGCGCGTGAGGTTCTGCATGTTCATCTTGTTGTTTCCACCCAGCCGGTGCGTGTGAGCGCGGCTGTAGGCATAACCCACAGGCAGGCGCATCCCATTCGCACCGGCTGTCAGAAATCGCTCCGCGCGCGTGATGTTCGTCGTCGACTTCACGGCCAGACGTACATCGACCAGTTGTTGCAGCCGCGCGCGACGAGCTTCTGCACGTAGTACATGTCCTGGGTCATTCAGGTCGAGATCGGGAGATAGCTCCCATACTCGGTCTGGTAGATCCGTGAACTGAAGGTCGTCTTTTGAGAACGCCGGAATCCACTTGTCTTCTTCGGGCGTGGCTAATTTTTCAGCGGTCGATTTTTTGATGTACGCAGGGCTTGGTTTACGAGGAATATCCTGCGGCCGCACACCAGCTTCGGTCAGAAGCTCAATGAACTTTTCATTGCTACCGATGACACGCTTGACAATCAGCATGTCGCGTTCTTCGCCGGCCAGGGCTCGTTCTGCTTTCGTCTTCAGCGTCGTCTTGTCGTCGTACTTGCGCGGATCAATTACGCTGAGCATGAGCTCTTTGCGTTCAGTGACTTCGCGCTCGTACTCGGCTTGCACGCGAGGAATGTCCACGCGCAACACAGGCGCACAGAACATTCGGGTAACAGCATGCACGAGATCGGCTTCTTTGGCCGGGAACTTCTGGTGCATTTCCCGGAAGATTGCGTATGTCAGTTCAATGTCCTGAATACAGTATTCAGCAGTAGCGTTATAAAGTGACCTCGGCCAGTTGAGGACGCCTTTCGTTGACTCCAGGGCGCCTTCGATCTTGCTGCCCTTGCCGTAGAACTGAGCCACCTCATCGAGTGAAGCGCCGATCTCATTGCTGTGTAGACCTCGCGCCATCGACAAGGTGTCGTAATACTTGGCTGGGACGATCCCGTAATGATGGCTCAAGATGAAGCCATCAAACTGGGTGTGGTGACAAAGTAGACTGTGCGTCTTCCAGTTGATCGCCCTGAGCGCAGCAGCCATCTGCTTAGGCCCATACACCTTGGTTTTCTTGCTACCAATTTTGATGCCGACCATCTGAGCCTTGAACCGCGGATCGCGGATGTATTCAGATGTGCTGAGCTTGCTCAGTGTGTACTGAACGTCGTAGTACGTCTCAAAATCGACAACGACGAGTCGATCCCAATCGACATCGGCAGGTTTGATTTCAGGTACGGGGATCGACGAACTCGATTGAGCGCGGATTGGTTTTTGCTTTTGCTTGATCGCGGAGTTCCAGCCCATTCAGAGTTCCTTTGAGTCGTTCAATACGATCCGTGTGATACGCGACCATGGCGCGCGCGAAATCCATGCCGGTCTCGGCTTCGAGCAGTTCACGTTGAGCTTCTTCGAGTTCTCGACGAGCGAGAACTTCGACGGGCATCGGGCGAAAATGTTTGAGTAGTGCTTTCATGAGGTGAAGAGATCCAGCAGAGTGATCATTCGGGCATTCTTGGTCTGAAGGATGTCGTATACACGAGTGTCGATCGTCCCCGGAGCCAAGATCGTGATGGTTTCAGTTTTTTGGGTCTGTCCTGCACGATGTTGTCGTTTCGACCCCTGCTCGAAGAGTTCGAGGTCGTAAGTAGGGGAGGCCCAGATCGTTGTCGTGCCGCGCGTCAGGGTAAGTCCATGTGCCGCGGAACGAGGATGTGCGAACATGACTTGATACTTGCCGGCCTGATAGGCTTGGACGTACTCCAGGCGTTCGCGTTCCGGCGTCGAACCATCAAGCAAACAGAACGTCACACCACGTCGCTCGGCCTCGTCAATCAGCGCATCACGTTGGTGCTTCCAGAGGAAGAACACCAGACTATGCCGACGCTCCTGCACGAGATCCAGCACCATCTTGTAACGACCATCGTCGATCAGGTGATAGACATCCGGTGACTCATAAATCGCGCCAGATGCCACCTGAAGCAGCTTGTTCGCGACTACTGCTGCGTTGACTGCCGTGATCAATGTCGTGTCGGTTTGTGGTTGACCGAGTAATTTGGCAGCGAAGTTTTTTGGCGTCGCTTTCTTGATCATCAGCAGTTGCGTCTGCTCAAGCTGCATGTACGCAGCCTGCTGCTTCGGCGACAACTCGTACTCGAGCGTGTACCGGTAATTTTCCGGAATGTCGATACAGTCTTCGAAGCGATGACGAATGACGATATCGCTGATCAGGCCGAATACTGCTTCTTCGGCTCCGTCTTTGTCAGTCCACTGGATCGCGTTAGCGTTGCGTCCGACCTGTTTGGGCTCGCACACACTGTTCCGGAATGCGTAATACGATGAGCCGAGGCGTTTGCCATCATCGAGCAGGTACACCTGATGCCAAACATCCGTGATGCTGCGGCCGTTCGGCGTGCCCGTCATGGCGCGGCGGTATTTGAAGTGCTTCGCGATTTTTGCCACCGCACGGCTACGCTGGCTCGAGGCATGTTTGTAAGCCGACGATTCATCGATGATGAGTGTGTCGAATTTGGCGAAGAAACCCTTTGGCTGCTTGGCCAACCATTTCGAAGCATCAATATTCGTAATGTAGATGTCTGCGTCCTGAGCAAACATCTCACCCCGGTCTGTGGCCGTCGCCACCGATGCCTTCAGGCCAGGTGCAAAACGTTTAATGTCCGCCGCCCAGGTCGTACGCAGCAGACTTTTCGGGGCCAGCACAAGGGCACAACCGCCGTTGCGTTTGCGCCGGCGTTCGAATGCCCAGATCGCTA